AGCGGCCTGCTCCATGCCGTGTTCCTTGAGCGCCTCGCCTAGATCGAGCTGGCCGTTCATGCTGCCCCCTCAGAAGGCTCTCTAAGCTCTCCTAAGCGACGGGCGGTGGCGACGTGGGCAGATACCGCCTGACGGGAGATGCGGAGCTTACGGGCGATCTGAGCCTGCGGTACGCCCTTGTCCAGCAGGACGACGACTCGCCGGCGTGTGACGCCCGGACCCGCTCGGTTGATTCCCATGGCGAGGAATCTACCCGGATTGACAGCCGGTGTCAACTAGGCGTATGTTGTGGTAGCGAGAGAAGGAGGCCACAAGATGCAGGTCAAGGTCGAGAAGTACAAAGGCGAACGGGAGCTCGAGAAGGGGCTCGCGAAGATGATGGACAAGGGTTGGGCGGTTCAGACCCAGGCCAGCCGCAAGCGCGCATTCCGCCTGGCGACCGGGCTCTTCACCCGCCAGCAGATACACACCGTCACGTTCGTAAAGGCATAGAATCGTTCGTCCCGTGGAACAGCGAAACCCCCCGACCTTGAGGCCGAGGGGTTTCGTGTTGTAGGGCCGTTGGGGGAACCCTACGGTGTGTCGGCTGGCGCCTGATACGAGAAGTACGTCACGCCGAACGCCAGCACCGCAGCGGCGAGCGTGGGGACGGCGATCCGCTCGATCGACACGACGTCGGCCCAGGTGTTCACCACCACGGCTCCGACGCCGCCGAGGATCGCCTCGACCGCGGAGCGGAGCCCCTTCGCTACAGCTGTGGTGGCCGGCGAGGTCGCGAAGGACCATCCAACCGCCACGAGCGCGCCGATCAGGGCCAGGACCAAGGCCAGGCCGGCCTTGGCCGATGAGGCGTTGAATCCCTCGACCGTCCAGTCCAGTCCCTGCAGCGTGACGAGCGCGGCGCCGGCCAGCTGCGCGAACGTCCGCATGAATGTCCGAACGTAGCTCATGGTGCCTCCTTCACTTCGCCCGCTTGAGCAGGCGATACAGGGCGATGATCCCGAGCGGGAACGCCACCGTCGCGAGCGGCAGACGCCACGTCACGTCCGTGCCTTCGAGTGCTTTGCCGAAGATCGCCGCCCAGAGCGCCAACGCGAGCAGGACGTAGCTCACCGTGATGAATATGACGTGGCGCGGTGTGCCGTAGACACCGTTCTGGAACTTGCCCGTCATGAACATCCAACAGATCATGAGCGCGAAGCCGATGTCGAAGCCTCCAATGCCGAGGATGAACACCCGCCATATGCGAAGCGTGTAGTCCCACCAACTCATCGCTTACCCCGCTTGATGCGATCCGCGAACAACGCTCCGAGCACCAGCATCGCTGCTGCTTGGACCCCCAGGAATGCGGTCTGCAGGTGATCCCGCTCAGGCAGGAACAAGATCACGAAGAAGAAGACCACCCATACCGCGATGACCGCCGCCGCGGCGTAGACGCGGACCTTGTCGAGCGGATCGACCACATCAGGCCTTCGCCTTCGGCTCCGTCACGCTTCTCTCTCCATGCTTCCAACCCTCGCGCTTCGGCCCGGCCTTGCGTGGAACCTTCTCGCCCTTGAAGAACGAGCGCATCCCGTTGGCCCACTCCAGGTCCTTCTTCTGCTCGTCGCTCAGCACCAGGTCCTCCTCCGCCTTCGCCAGCATCGACCGGGCCTCCGCGGGCGTGCCCATAAATTCGAAGTGCATCCAGTCCCGCGTCCCGGAGTAGTTCCCGCCCCACCGGAAGCCGTAGGCGTTCCACAGCGCCCCCATCGCGGCGGGGATCTGGTGCGCGTTGCCGCCGAACGGGTTCACCGGAGCGTTCAGGTCCAGCGCGAGACCCCAGGAGTGGTTCGACGCGGTGCCCGACGAACCCCCGTTGGGGAGCTTGATGGGCCGGTTGGCGTATCCCCAGCACCAGCCGTTCACCAGTTCGATGAAGTGCCGCTCGACGGATTCGGTGAGCAGGATCTCCGTGAGCGGGGCGATGTACTGGTGAGCTCCCGCCGGGAAGTGCGTCCCGTTCACGACGAGGTCCACCATCGACGCCTGACGGTTCGCGGGCCACCCCGGCCCCCAACCCCGCTGCTGCGCGTTGCGCGGATCGTTCAGGTTCACGGCGCCGCGCCGTAGCCGCCGCCACCAGGCTTCGCGAGGAGCTTCATCATCGCGTCGGCGTCGTCCCAGCCTTGCGCCTTCAAACCACCGAGCGGGCGTGGTTTGCCTTCCAGTCGCTTGCGGAAGCCGTTCAGCCATGCGATGTCGTCCTGGTAGTCGCTCATGATGCCGCCTTCACCCGTGTCGCCGGGGACACCGATCCCAGGAACGTGCCGAGGGCACCTACGGTGAACGGGTTGCTATCGTCGAACCCCGCGACGGATTGCACGCGGATCGGGCCGGTGGTGGCTCCGGTCGGAACCGTTGCCGTGATGGTCGTTGGGTTAAGGACCGTGTATGCGGACACCACGCCGTTGAAGCGGACGGACGTCGCCCCGGTGAAGTTCGAGCCGGTGATCGTCACGGCTGTGCCGACGATGCCGGATGTCGGAGTGAAGCTCGAGACGAGCGGAGGCAGTGCGCTGGCCCCTTGGGAGAGTTGGAAGTACGCCTCCAGCGCGTTCGGTTCCAGCGGCATCCCCCCGCCCGAGATCGCCCAGTTCACGGTGTTGGACGAGTCGGTGATGGAATCGCGCTCGTAGTAGGTGATGGACTCGAAGTCGGGGATGTTCCTCATCGCCGTGGTGAACCCCTGCATCCACGTCGAGCGGTAGGCCGCATAGTTCGGGTTCGTCGCCGGGTTCTCTACCGGGATGCCGAGTTCCGGCACGATCAACGGCACGCCCTTCGACCGTGCGAACGTGAGCGGGGGCGTCCGTCCCGACCATGGGTCCAGCAGCAGACGAGGCCCGAGCTTCGTGCCGCTGTTGGGGTTCATGTACGGCGTACCGTTCCATGGCGCTCCGAGCGTGTCGTAGGTGTCGCAGCCGAGCACTTCGGCGCTCGACGGCCACCAGACGGCTGGACCACCACCGTTACCGAACCAGAACACACCGCCGACGTAGGTGCTGCAACTCCTCCATGCCGGGGCACGCGCCTTGATGATCGGGATGACCCGGTTGAACGCCGCCTGATACGCCGGACCGTCGGCAGCGGTCTGTCCCGAGGACGCTTCGTGGTGGAAGCCGATGTATCCGGGAACCGGCAGCGCGTTCAGGAAGTTCCCGATGTTCGTGGCCTTCGTGTCGTCCGCGCCGTTCGCGATGTTCGCCCAGGAGTTCGACGACTTGTAGGAGACGTGAACGATGATGCCTTGGTTCGATAGCACCGAGGTCCGCGCCCACCCGGTCCCGCTCGGCGGATTCTCGCTGGCCGTACAGAACACGCGGGCATCCGTCAACACGTTGGAATGCCCTATCCCGGTCATCCCGTTGGCGAAGCGGGTGAAGTGCGTCTCGTGGCAGCCGATGCGGACCGTCATCCCTGCAGCTCCTCCGCTGCGACGAGTCCCCATTGGACGCTCGTGACGCAGTCGCCTCCGGGGGTCGTGTTCCAAGCGGTCGCGTTGAAGATGATCAGCAGCGTGATGGAAGGGGAACTCATGGTCTGCCGCGTGCCGACCTCCGCGTAGTTCGCGTCCCAGGTGAAGGTCGGATCGGTCGTCAAGTTGTAGGCGATCGCTGCGATAGGTCGGGAGTTGGTGTCGTTCGGTGAACCCAGCGGAGCGTTGTCCAGGTCGGCGTGGATCCCGACTTCCGACGTGTCGTTGTAGGCGCGGTGCGAGAAGTTCGCCTGGATCTGCGTCAGCCACTCCGGTGGCACGATGTCGGTCGTGCGGTGAACCTTGATCGCGCACCCGGTGTAGCTGTCCGTCACGACCCCGTTCAGCGTCACGGTGAACGAAGCCGCAGATAGCGCGACCGCATCGCGGCACGCGAATAGCGTGAGCCTGCGCTGCGTGGTTCCCACCGGAGCGAAGACGACCGAGTCCACCGGATACCACGTGGTCGCCCCACCGCCGGCGAGAGATGGAACCGCAGGAGCAACCGAGTCACCCCGCGTCGTCACGACCGCGGCGACTCCCCCGCGCTTGTTCCCGACCTGCACCGAGGCGCCGAGGACATAGGTACCGTCTCCCGCCTTCGCCGCCGTGTCGGATGCGATGGCGAGCTCTTCGTCCCCGAGCGTCCCGTAGGTGTCCGGGGCAGGAGGCGCAGGGACGGCGGGGACGTAGCCGAACCATGTGCCGGCCATCTGGTCGAACACGATCACCACGACGTCGCCCGTGCTCATCCCCGACAGATCCGGAGCCAGACCGTCGTCGGTCGCCCAAAGCGTCACGGTGTTGAACGTCGCGGTCGAAGGACCGCCGGCCCCCATGTAGAGACGGAGCGTGATCGCGGAGCCTGCCCTGCTGAGCGAGTCGGACAGTGTGAACACGGTGTCGTCGTCCAGGATCAGCGAATACATCGAGGTAGTCGCGGCATCCAGCGTCTTCGTGCCGGTGACGTGGTCCCCGACCTGCGCGCTCTCCGCGGTGGGTCCGGGGGCTCCCTGCGGTCCGATAGGCCCGGTCTGTCCCGTCGCGCCGTTCGCTCCGTCGGCCCCGTCGGATCCGCGGACGGCCAGCACGCCCCAGTTCGCGGAGGCGGTGCCCTGCCCGTTCACGTCGACCGTCGGCTCGGAGTTGGAGTGCGTCGCCAAGGCGTAGTAGGTGTTCCCGAGGTGCGTCACGACCTCATAGGACTCGGGCGAGTTGGCTGAGAAGATGTGATAGGTCGTGCCGGAGTTCCATGCTCCGAGCACCGTGAACCCCACGCCTGGATCTCCCTGTGGCCCCGGAGAACCGGCGATCTCAGGGTCGATGTACTCCCAGAGCCCATTGCTGTCGTTGTAGAACGGGATGAACCCGTCACCGGGAGCGGCGTCGTCCCACAGGTTCACGAACTCGTGCACGACGTCGTGATGCTGCTGGTGGACCTTGACGTCGGGGTGCGTCGCGTCATCGGCGTAGGCCGAGTCGACGTTCACGGGCAGGTTGCGTGAGCCCATCTATCCTCCTCGTTTCAGCGAAGCCTCATCCACATAGAATCCAGCCTTGCCCGTGCCGACCGTCTTCACCCGCATCTGCGCGAACCGCGCCGCGTCCGGTGCTCGCACGTCGACCCGAGCCTCGAACCAGGCCGTGATCGGGACCGCATTGACCGTGGTCGCCACGCCGCTGCTCGTCGAAAGCAACGTCATAGCCGAGTCGTACCAGTCGAGCTCCAGGGTCGCTTGCCGGGTCGTGTCAGTCGCGGGGTTCGTCTCCGAAGGCTCTCCGCCCGCTAAGCCGAAGTTCACGAGCCGCAGCTGCGCCTTGCCGACGTAGATCTGCCGTCCCTCGACCGCGGCGGCCGGCGACAGACACGAGACGTTCCCGGTGGAAGTGGCCTCGGCTTGCAGCACCCACGCGCCACGCGATGCGTAGACAGGCTTGGACTCGAAGGTGTAGGTGATGGGTGTCTGTTGACGACCGCCGCCGTGACGTATCCGCTCGACCTGCGTGTCCTGTGCGAGGACGGTGCAGTTCGTCTCTGCGGTCCATCCACCGACCGAACCGTGGGCCTCACCGAACACGTCGAAGCCCTCGAAGCTGTAAGCGTCCGGCAAGAACAGGTTCGGAAACACCGGCAGCGACAACCACCACACGACGTTCCAGAACTGCCGCGACGACGTGGATATCTCGATGCCCTCGATCATCGACCGCTGCGAGATGACGTCCCCGTTCGGTAGCGGCACATCCACGGTGACGATGTCCCACAGGTCCGCGGTGAGCATCTGCTGCCAGTCGGTGATGGCGTTCGACATATCCAGCTTGGCCAGATAGATCTGCGGCTCGCGATAGCGCAGGAGGATCTGTTCTGCCCGGTCCTCGAGGTCGAGCGGCTGATACAGCCCGATGTTCTGGGTCGGGAACGGTCGCCGGAGATAGCGCGCCTGCGAACCCTTATCCTCGCGGACCGCGTAGCTCGCCTCGTCGCCACCGACGAGGTAGACGTAATTGTAGATCAGCGTCTCGTCCATCACGCGCGCGGTGTCGGAGAAGCGTTCTGCATCCACCGCGACGCGGATCGGACCGGCAGGTTGAAGCGGCCAGTCATGGTCGCGGTATGCACATCTACCGCCACGGTCGATGAAGAAGTTCCCACCCTCGGCCCGCGTGATGTCGTCGATCGGCGTCCGAAGTGGCACGCCCGTGTAGGCGCCGAGGTAGATGGCGAACTTGCGGTTCCCCGCGCTCGTGACGCTGATGGACTCGATGTCGCGGTCGCCAGCCTGGATGGTGCCGTAGGGATAGCCGAGGACCGGATCGGGTCCGGCTCTGCCGGTATATGGCCTGTAGTTCAGCACGAGGTTCAGCGCTGTCTCGTGATAGACGTTCTGGATCGGGATGGTGCCGGACAGCGTGTCCTTCGCCATCACGCCGAGCAGGTCCATGCACCTCGCGGTGGCGGTGGCATCGAACCCACGCTCCGGATAGTCGAAGGACCAACTCTCGATGTAGCCGTCGAAGAGCGGCTCCCAGATCGTCGAAGGACCGCCACCCACGAGGTCCGTACTTCCGACCTTCGAGGAGCCGACCTTGAACGCTGATGTCGTGCGTGCGAACCCTGCCTCTGTGCGGACGTGGCGCATCAGCGGCGTCACACCGAAGCTGTTGGAAGACTCGGGGTCGAACGCTCGGTCGTAGTTGTCTAACACGAGCGTCGCCGTGCCGGCCTCGTTGCGGTCCAGCGGCCGCTGCCGACCTCGAGCGAGACTGAGGCCCGACCCGCCCCGCAAGCGGTCCGACACGTCCGTCCACACCGGCGCTGCCGATACCGCGCTGAACTCCTGCGGCGTGACGGGGTTCAGGTCGTTGACGAAATCGATCAGCACCCGCAGGTCAGGCGTGCTCGGCGCTGTGACTTCCGCTGGTGGTGGAACAACGGTGACGACGGGGGCATAGCCGCCGTAGTAACCGTGCCCATAGACGTCGGCCATCAGACGACGAAGTATTCGAGGTAGGAACCGGCCATGCGGGTCATCGTCGTCGCGCTCGATGCCGTGACCTGCGACCACCACGGCGCGAACGTGCCGCTGTTCGACCCGTTATGGACGGTGGCCGTGACCTCGATAGCCACCGAATAGCTCGCAGCACTGAGCGCCGGGAACGTGGACATGCTGCCCGCTCCCAGCCCCGTCGTGGTGTTGAAGACGCTGAACCCGCCCAGGAACAACGTGTCACCTATCGCGAACGTGGTCGGTTGAACGCGAGTGCGGATGGCGATCGTGCCGTGGAGGAACGTGGGAGACGCAGGACCGCCGATCCCGAACTTCACCGTCTGCGATGCCGAGCCAGCCGTATGCGCGAACACGAGATAACCCCGCACCCGGTACTTCGTGGACGCAGCCATCGTGAACGTCAGATCGTCGTCGACTGCGAGCGTGGCCGTGTTCGACCGGGAGCGGTCGACGGAAGCGGAGATGGTCGTCCACCCCACCGTCGGAGCCGTTGGGTCCGTCACGCTGATCCGCTTATCGGTGATGAGTGTCGCCGCTATCGCCGTCGCAGCCGCGGGCACGAACACCGCCGCCAGCGCCACGGAGCCCGGGACCTCCGCGGGTGAGGGCAGGAGCGGTGACGGATCCGCGGCGCCGGTGATGACGTCCACGGTCCCGTCGGACTGCGCGATGATGAGGTCGAACCGCGGGTCCGAATCCGGGTCAGCGATCGCCACGTCAGCTCCGGTGACGGCGTATGCCACAGCGTCGGACGCGATAGCTCCTGACGCCACGACGACGGTCATGCTCGCCGGCGAGTCCGGGCTCACCCCGCAGCCGGAGATGACGCCGTTCCGTCCCCCGATCGCGGCCTGCAGGATGTCGTAGTCCGCGGCGAAGATACGGGACTGGAACTCGGTGTCGAAATACG